AGTGACATAGGACTCGTTGGCGTTGTACCCGTAGGCTGACATCATGGCAAACAGAAAGTACCCCAAGAAAATGGCAATCAAACTCATGGGACGTATGTTCTTGGACAGCCAAGAGTCTGACCCCATATCGGACTTCCAGCGGTCTGTGACGTTGTTGTCCTCGTTCTTGGCGGCATCGGCAAACATTTGCAGTTCAGCTAGTTCCATCTTGGCCTTTTCAATACCAAGCTCAAGCAAACGTTCTTCATGCTCAAATTGCAACTGACGCAGGTTGCTGACATCTTCAGGTGTCGGGTCGTCAGGGATCTTTACGCCAAGTGTTTTCTCAACCACCTCTTTGCCTTTGGCTTGGATAGCAGACGACAGTAGTGTCAGCCCGTTTTGGGCCAAGCTACCGAGGAGGGATGCGACTATTGGAATCATCTCTTTTTTCCTTTTCAACTTCTCTGCGTAACTTTTCCATTTTTTCAATCTGCGCTTGGGCCTCCTTTTTGGTTTGCAGTACGTCCATGTACAACATTCCAAGGAGCGGGAGCATTAACACTACCAGAATACAAGCTGCTATCCATCCCACAACTATCTCCCAATCCTGTACAAGAGGCCGAGCAGTAGCCACAGGTATAGGAGGAAAAGAAAAGTCGCCAGCAGGTACGCCTGCCTTTCTCTTAGGAGCCGCTCCTCTTCCTTGCGTTGCCATGATTCATCATCCCGTTTCTTCCTTGCTTTGTCCTGCTCTACCTTGATGACATCCCGCATATCAAACACTTTGCTATACAAAGCTCCCATCTCTTTAGGAGCGCCGTACACCATCGCCTCTCTTATCTCAGTCTCCAGCAACGCCATTTGATCTTGAGCCATGACCCGCTTCAGGGCGGCTTCCATCAAGTTGGCATCAGGGTCGTAGACTGTTTTGCTTTTTTCTTCCTCTTCCCTTATGTGGTCGGCAAGCTGTTCTTGCAGCTTAAAGAATTGGGAAAGCTGGACAACGATGTCTGCCATGACTTGGGTTTCGTCAACGGCAACGTAGGCTTCCTTCTTTTTTGCCACAGGCTTGGGGCTTGCGGTGGGCGTTGATCCGAAGAGCTTTTGCCAAAAACTTCTGACTGCTTTGGCATCTGTAACAACTTCATCAACAGTCTTCTTAATCTCCATGAAAGACGTTTTGGCGTCTTTGTACAGCTTGCATCCTTGCTTGATAGCAGCAACACAAGCATTGGCGGCAAAGAGGATGGAGATAGGATCAATTATCTAGCCTCAAGTGCAGTGATTCGCGCTGTCATGGCTGTGATGGTGCTGGCTTGGGTGTCAATGATTGCCTTCATCTCTTGGACGGCTTTGATAAGTCGAGCATCGTTTTTGTTCATGTCAGTCAATGTCAACATTCCGTCAGCCCCTTCACTAACTAAATCAGGATATATCTCTTGCACTTCCTGTGCAATAAAACCTAATTGATGACCCTCGCCATTTTCATAGCCTTTGTAATCAAACTCAACAGGTCGTAATGCCATTATGTTAGCAAGCTGAGAGGGTAAATCAACGATATTTTCTTTTCTTCTTCTATCTGACCATGTTGTAAAACCTACGTTTGAAACACCGTTTGCAGTAATACTTCCAGATGCCGCCGCAGTAGTAGCTTGGCTTGTCTGGAATCTCATAAACACTTGATTTGGGTTGCTTGTAGTTGAACCTTTAAAAAGTTCAAGACATGGTGACGAGTCTGTAGTACCACCATAAATTGATGATTTTGCGTCTGCGTTTCCTTGAGTTATTGCTAATGAACCTAGACGTAAGTCACCAGCAGAATTGATGCGGGCGCTTTCAACACCTGCGTTAGCAAACGCAATGGTACTGGCTCCCGGAAACCACACGCCTGTTGTAGCCCCACCTGTAGTTCCCACTAAAGCAGGGGCAGCGGCAGAGCCAGCCGCAATAGTTGTTACACCAGTAACCGCTAAAGTTGTTGCAATAGTTTCCGCCGCAGTGTTAACAACACCCGGCGTGTTAATTCCTGTTGTTCCGTTTAACGTAATTGCCATTATGTGTTCTCCTTATCTAAAGAATTTACCGGCCATCCAGCACACTACTGAACAGCGTTGGCCCTCTTCGATGTCCTCTACACCGTGCATGATGAACGATGGGAACACCAAAACTGTGCCTTTTGTTTGTGGAGGGTAATGTTTGTTTTGCCCGTCCTGAATGAAGAACTTGCCGCCTTTGAAGTCATCGTTTAAAAACGCCAACACCGTCAGCTTGCGGCACTCGTCTCCTTGCGCCAAGAATGTATCCACATGAGCCTGATACCTGCCCCCTGCGGGATAAATCAAGAACTCGGCTTGGTTTGCATGGGTGATGTCGAACTTCCATGCAGCATGATTAGCCGCCAAGCCAACAGCCGTCAAGCGACCGCCAATGTCTTTATAGGTTGGCAACATCACACGCTCAACATTACGTATGGTCTTGTCGATTGCGCCTTCACCTGTACCGATTACGGGTGGTTGTTTGTCTGTCTTGTCGCTGGTGTACAGCTTAATCAGCATGTCGCAGGCTTCAGGTGTCAGAACATCCTGAAAGAAACGATAGCGAAGTTCTTCCTGCGGCACGTTTAAACCGGCACGTTTGTCAAACTTCCACTCTTTGTGTGGGCCGTCGGCATCAACGTAATGCAAGAACACTTGTGCTTGCCACTTGCCTTCGGTGTATTTATTGCGCCAGTGGTGTTTGTCCATGCCACGATAGAGAACAGCGTCACCAACATCCATCTTGACTTCAGATGCGTTCTTTTTACCTTCGTCACCCATGTAAATAGGCCATACATCTCCATCAAATCCAAGGGTCAAGGTTGCACTTATCTCGCAAGATGGTCGGTCGGTATGGATAGCAAGCTCTTCACCGGGTGAATACAACCGAGCGTAGCTGTATGTTGGGTACAGCCGCTTGCCTGATGCTTTTTCAAAGTGAGGCAACAACTGAACCAATAAGCTATCGAAAGCCACAGCACCATGCACCGCTTCTGAAACCGGGCATTGGTCATCCTTAACTGTTTTCTGTCCCGCAACCAAACGCTTGAGTTCGTTAGTCAACTCGCGGCAGTTATCCTTATCAAGAAAGTCCTTGAGGTGGACGTACTTTTCAACAACAAATTGGCTGAGTTGGTCACACATTAGACACTACTCCATTGAGAAGTTGGTTCAGTAGGCCAAGTTAAATTACCCGCAACTGGGTTAATTGCAATTGCACGAACTTGACTACGGTAAGTAATAAATTCTGCGTGGTTAAGCAAATGCGGGTTAATGTCAGGATTGGTGACATCAGGCTCATTTACCCAATCTGTGTTTGCTAAATACAGCATAGCCGTAGCTTTGTTTTCTTCCGCTGTTGGAATGGATGCAGGTATTGCTTTGATTGTTTGATCTGATGGGTCGTACCAATACTGGTCTGCCACAACATCAGCGGCACAATCAGTCCAAAATAATTCGGGTGAAACAGGGAATGTTTGTCCTTGATTTACAACTTGCGCCACTCGGTAACCTGTTTGCCTTGGCTCAATTTTTGAGATAAGTGCTTTCATCAATAAAACTCCTCAATAATTACAACGCCTTGTCCGCCAGCCGCCGTACCTGTAGTTGGGTTGTTTGACCCGCCCCCGCCCCCGCCGTAAACATTGCCAGCGCCGCCGACTCCTGAAATATTGCCTGCGCCACCTTGCCCAAGTAAAGAATTACCGCCCGGCCCTTGAACATTGCTTGCACAAAATGGACCACCTTGCCCCCCCGGAATATTCAATTCCCCATTTGACCCAGCACCGCCAGCGGCTCCTAGTAAAGGAGTAGTGCCGTTGTGAGCAGTTCCAGCACCTCCAGCGGTTGCGCTTATTACAGTAATGGGTGCAACTCCAAATGATGATGAAGCGCCTGCGCCACCGACTGTATAAGGCTGTGGTCCCGGTAATGATGCGGCAGGGTAATATCTAATAGCCGCCCCCCCACCGCCACCACTTAATGACCGATTTAAAGTTGGGCTAGTTGTTGTTGTGCCACCCCCAGCTACCACAGTCACCTTGATAGATTTTACTGATGCAGGTTTAGTGTATGTGCCGGGAGAAGTACCAACTGTTACTGTATTAACGCCAGTAGCACCTGCGGTTACAACAGCCCCAACAGCCGCAGTATTTACCTGAGCGTACCAAGTGGTATTTGATAGGCGGTAGACAAAGGTCGCCGCGCCGCCCGCTAACAAGGTAGTTGGGTTACCAACAATACTTTGCCCAGTGTTTGGGCTGACTGTCAACGCAGTAATTATTTGAGTTGAACTGAATGAGATTGTCATCCCATCAGCAGGAGCCGCAGGCATTGTGATTGTGCCTGTTGCCAGCGTACCCGCAGGTTGCAATATCAGAACAGTTGTTCCTGCGGCAAATGTGTATGAGAAGCCAGTTGTAGGGGCTTGGTAGTCGTACTGCTGGAGCAGCCCGTTTGTTCCGTCAAGTTTTGCTGTCATGCTAATTGCTCCTCTGTAGGTCTAGCCAATGTTGGGTGTTCCCACTTTGCAATGTAATCACCTTTGCCATCAGAATCGTCTCGTAATTGGATGGTGGTCATAAAATCCCGTTCAGTCAGCGCAGGGTACAGTGCCATTATTTTTTCGTAAAGGTTCATCATGCGCTCCTTATCATCGCTGCTTGGAAATAATTGCTACTTGATGTTGTTTCATTATTTTGAGTTGCTGAGTTTTGCTGAACATAAATTTCAATGTAATCTGTAGAACCATTTAGATACACCTGACAAGAAACAATTGCCCAAAAGGAAGCGGCAACCAAGTTACCATTTTTATATGCAGAGCCGTTTTTGTAAACCCAAATATATATTAGTGCCGTTGTAGAGGCTACACTAGTAGCAGCATTTACTTGGTAATATCCTGCAACAGTTGGTGTAAATCTACTTGATGCAAAATTTGAATTTGTATCCCATTCTTCCGTGCCGTAAATTATTTTTGTAGCTACAGTAGAAACCAAACTTGTTGTTGCGCTTGGGTAAGCACTAAACGCAGGGCCAGTGCCACTAAAAGTAGAAGCTGTACTTATTAAAGTCCCTGTGTTTTCAGGCAACGTCAGCGTGAAGTTGCTGTTTGTGTTTGGTGCGGCAATGGTCAGCGTACCTGTGCCGCTGGCGTTACCTGATATTTGTACTAAGCTCATGTGTTCTCCTTAAACGACTGACCAGACAGAACCGCTTGGAACTGTAACTGTGACGCCTGAATTGATTGTGACTGGGCCAAACGTACCTGCGTTTTTGCTTGTGGGGATGCTGTAGCTGGCTGTGACTGTTAAGTCATTCTCAAAGAAAATCTGGTCACCGCCTGCGCCTGATGCTCCACCACCACCGCCTGCAATCTTTATAAAGTCACTTGTATTCATCGTTGTAGATGAAACAGTTTGTGAGGTGTTGACAGTGTATGTTCCTACCCCGCCAGTGCCAGTACCAAATGCAGTGATGTACGTACCTGCCGCCGCGCCTGAACTAATGAACTGTCCAACTTGAATTGATCCAGAGGATATTGCAGTCACCGTCATGGTTGTGGTGGAGATTGAAGCCGTGTACTCCGCAACTTTTTCATCCCAAGCTATTAACGCAGAACCGCCAGACTCAATCTCAACTCCAGCCGTGTACAAGCTAGATGTACCACCACGGACATAAATTGAACTAGCGTCTGTACAGTTGTTGATGACGACGTAGGTTTTACTTTGCTGTGGGGCGTAGATGTAACGGGTTGCTGCTGGTGTGCCTGTAGCAATCAAAACAGCGTACCGAGCCTGATTAGTTGACGGGTTGGCGGTATCGCCGGGGGTGGTTGTAGTCAACGTCCAATCTGCACTGGTTACACTTTGACTTTGATAGCCAGCAATAGCATTCTCAACAAACTGCGTAAGCGTGGAATTGGTTACGTTGCCCCACGTATTGGTGAGTTCCCCAGTGACTGGCTGAACCAACTTTAGCAGGGCGGTATATGCTGATGGCATGTTTAAACTCCTTTTCGCATTCTATTTCTTTATCAGACAACAGTCCAGACGGAGCCAGACGGAACTGTCACCGTGATACCTGAAGCTAACGTAACTGGGCCTGCGCTGATGGCATTCCTGCCAGTGTTGATGGTTGAGCTTACGTCAATCGTGGCATCGTTCTCTGTGTAGCCTTCGCCGCCAGATACCGATCTACCGGCTGGATACGTGACAAATACGTCTTTTGTACCTGCGCTAAAATTTACAGCTGATCCAGCATTGCTGGAGGCTAAAACGGTTGTACGCGCCAAAAGCGTACCCGCCAAGGTGTATGTGCCAATCCCCACCTCCCACTCTGATCCAGTCTGTCCAGCAATGGTGTAGTAGGTGGTGTTGGCGTTTCCAACAACAGCAAACGATTGATAGCCAGTCGATGCCCCAAGAAGCGTCACTGTTCCAGTACCAGTCGTAGTGGTAGTTTCTTTTACCCGATCTGCAAGTACCAATGCCATTGTTTATCCTTACGGCGTTGTGTCAATCAATTCCCATGTGGTTGGCTCATCTGACTGAATCAAAGACCATGCCGTACCCTGTGTATTTGTTATATTTTGCCAGTTTGCCGTTTGACTGTCGTCAATTAACTTCCAGTAAATAGCAATTACAGTTCCAACTGCGCCACCCGCTTGCACCCCGGTTAACGTCTGACCGCCAGCTAGATTTGCAATTAAACCCGAAGAGTTAACCCCTGTCAGGGCAATTTCTCTATCCGCTACCCCAACAGAACCAACCCCGCCGGTAGCCAATACAAACGTTAACGGCTGCCCAGCCGTATCATTACCAACACTGCCTATTGCCCCTACACCCGTCAATGCAACGACAAGCGTTACTTCTGCAAGCGAAGAAAACGGAGCAGCAGAAAACGAGGAAATGCCAAACATTTCTTAACGGCTTACGCCGCTCCGTTTATGTTGTTGACAAGCGCAACAGCGCAGTTGTCGTGGTGTTAGAAGGCATTGTCAACGTGAAAGTTCCAGCAGTAATTGTTTGTGAGCCAAACGTGTGGACACTGATAGCCTTGTTGCTTTGCGTTGAGTTGTACAGCAGTACAGTATCAAACGCCGTTGCCAATGTCACTGTTGTGTAGGTAATTGACCCTGAAGGCGTAAAAAACGCTACGCCCGCAGTTGCTGAGGTGTTGGTTGAAGTTGGAGCCGTGGCATTTGTTACCACCACGCCGCCACTTGTGTAGCCAGTACCCGACACCTCAGTGGCGTCGGATGTCGTGAAGGCAGTCGTGCTGGCGTTCTTAGTAGCCGTCGTTAAGTACAAAGCCGCTTTAAGCGTATCTGTAGCGGGTGATGTCAAGCTGCCACGGGATACGATGGTTGAAGTGCCAAGCTGGTGTTGACCGAGCATCAGTTCACTCATGAAAGAAGTACACATTGATTGGGTATTTGCCATGATTTATCCTTTAGCCGATTGATGCTGTTTCGCCGCCGCCAAAAACAGGAGACTTCTTCATGGTTACATGGGCAGACCGGTGGACAAGTTCACCCTCTAGCCAGTACTCAACCCATGTGGTGAGTTCATTGTCATTATCGACTGTACCTTCTCGCTTTTCAAGCAAAGAATCATCCATGTCGCCTTTGGTTGTGGTTACAAGTGCCATTACACAATCCTTATGAGTGCTGACGTGCTGGTGTTAGCAGGCATCGTCACGGTAAAAGTTGAGGTAGATGTTTTGTCATTACCAAAGTCCAAAACACAAATTGCGCCGTTTGCTCCGGCTTTATAGATCAACGCGCCACGGGAGGTGATTGCGCCTGTCCACGCTGGAGAAGTAAAGGATACATACACAACACTGCCAGAAGATGTAACTTCAGAAGAAACTGTAGCAGTAACAATCTCTCCACCAGCAATGTAATTTCCGCCAGACGACTCACCTGTAGCAGTGTACGCCGTGGTGGTTTCATCTAACGTAGCATCGTTGGTGTATAAAGCCAAATAGAACGTGTCGGTCGTCAAATTGATTGACGCATTAGCCAAGCCACTACGCAGGGTGTTGCAAGAGAAGTTACCGGTAAATGACATTACGTCACCGCCTGTCTATACTGCCCAGACCTGTAAGCATCCTGACGCTCCATACCATCGCCAAGGCGTTTAGCCAAAGCAAGAGCTTCTTTGTATTTGCCGTCATACAACGCCAGCATGTCAGTTTCACCCTTCATGTAGGTATAGGCTTCAACTAGAGCGCCGTACAGCAGTACAGTGTCAAAGTTGTCGCCTAACCATGTTGTGGATGCTGTGACAATTGATTCGGGGTAGTAATAGTAATGCAGTTCAACACTGTACCCAGCATCAGGTGTTGGGCCAAGAATAAACGACAGCTCATTGGAAATAACGCTTGACGCTACAGCCGGGCCAAACAAAGCGTAGTACTTTGGAATGGCTGTGTCTGTCGGAGTTGGGTATGCCTGACGAATGAAGTTCACATCTTTGTTTAGCAAGTACTCATACGCGCCCGTGCCATCAATAACCGCCATTGAATACACAGCAAGAAAGTCATCAGGACAGGACAAATATTTGTTGCTTGCGGTTGTTGTGCCTGTGACATTCTTACGAATGGATGGAAACTGAACTGTGTTGTAGATGCGTTGCTCTGCCTGAGTTATGAACGTGTTCATATTCGCCGTCGGGACGGTGTTCTCAGTATAGTCAGTGACCGCAACTACAAGCTGGGCGTAGTTCATGCCATCGGGCCTTTACTCATTAAACCTTTGGTAGCCGCACCTGTGCCACGCATTTTGATACCGTCGGTTTTGATTTTTTCCTCGCCAGCAGCTTTACTGATATTGCCAACGCTCATGTTGACTGTGTCGGCTTTGCTGCGGTTTGGCATTTTGCCGGGGTTGGGTTCAATACCAACAGCTTTGCCTTTCATGGTGTGCGGTTGTGCGTACACCATAGCGTTGCCAACTTCTTTACCCATTCGTTTGTCGCTGAATTTAGCCATTATCGGCTCCTTTGATTGTTTACCCGCGCCATGTTGCGACCAACAGCTTTCATTTGGTCAGTGGTCACGCCACCTTTGGCTAGCTTTGTCATAGGCTTGCCGGGATGAAGTCTTTTCTCGTGCTTGTGCACGGCTCCAGCCATCATCTTTTTGTCCTGCTTCATGTCCGCTTTGTTCATTTTGAACTCCTTATGTCGTTGCTATCGTTACTGTACCAATTTCTACCGCTAACACCAAGTTATTTGGTGTTAAAAGAGTGTCAAACCCGCTTGCTCCACCAACAGGGTTCCAACCCCACTGAAAGATTCGACTGCCCCCACCCAACTCACCATCTGCCAGTAAACCTGAAATCACATAACTCCGGTCAGGCCGTGGATTTCTCAAAGCCTGTGGGTCATCCACCGGGAACATTCCCAACTGCAACTGCGGATGGTCTGGGTCCCAGCACGCATGACAAACCATTAAGTTATATTCCTTTGTCTTAATGATCTCGGTCTTGAGAACGCTCAATTTAAATCGTTGACCACAACGGTCACACTCAGCAATTGCGTTCTTGCCAGAGGCGTAACGATTACCCACGCTTACCTCCCAATGTAGGTTTGGCGGGGTACAAGCCGCAGCGCAGCTTTCTCGTGATCTTCGTATGCTGCC